AGTATTCAATCTTAATACCCTTCTCAAGAAGCATATTAAGAGTCCGCGCCTTGTGCATCCCTGAAGATTCCCTCGTCTTCTTGTCGTAGGGAATTTCATTGTAGAACACTTTGTTGTTGATTCCATTCTTTCGAAGGAATTTCTCAGTCTCTTCTTTCTCTTCAAAAGAGCGACCAGTGATAATGATGTCCAGGGGACCAGGACGAATACCGACCCTGCCCCCTCCTACGTGGATTACACCGTCAATGTCAAATCCATTTGTAAACATTCGAATCACCTATTGAAGTGGTTGACAATGTCAGAGTTAGACCAAAACTGAGGGAGACCATTCCAACAAATCTTATGGGAGATTTTTTGAAACTCTCTATTCTTCAGGAACTTAGTCACTTGGCCAGAAGCCGACCTTCCGCTAACAACCTTGCTTCCATCGCCGGAAAGAGAACAGTCATAGAATTCAAAGTGTCCTGCATGCTCTGGGTGAGAAAAAGAAGAAGCATGACAGATAATCTTTGGGCTATTCCTATTCAGCAGCTCATCAAGCCAGTTGATTGGAGATGGCAAATGCTCCAGAAACTCAAAGAAGAGATAAGCATCTGCATCTGGAACGTCTCCATGGACATAATCGATTCTATCAGAATTCTTCAGGACACTCTTGGCAAATTTTAGCTGTGTGCTGTTTTCATCATTCCCAAAGTTGTGATAGAAAACTCGAATATTGTTTCCTGGGAACAGCTCATCGAGCTGCTCTCGAAGAAGGAGAGTTGAAAGCCCAACGCCTCCACCAACATCTACAATCGAATTTGGAAGATGGCTTGCATCAATTCTGGTCAGCATCTTGACGAAACGCTGAACAGAACGTTGGGTCCAATTCACGTAGCTCTCTACAGCGGTATAGATGTATTCGGGGTCATCATAGAGCTCGTCAAGACGATTCTTGTCTCGACCGATTACATTAATCCACTTGTGATTTAGCCGATGAGAGACCGGCCAGCTCTTCCAGTCATCCCAGTCTGACTTTGGAAGATTGTTCCTCAAATCTTCTGGGCTGATTGACAGTGCAGAACAGAGATTTTCGAAATAATGTTCTACAATCTTATCTGGCTTTGAGGTAAGGATGCTCTTTGCTTTGCGCATTTCAGACCTTGGTGTTGTGGGATGGAGCAATCTTATACAGCTCTTCAGCGCTGTAAGGCTTTGTCTGACGCTCAGTGAAACGAGTGAGCTTGCGATTAGCCAGCGCATCACACTCAGCGACAGTTTCGTTCAGAGTAAGCTGCTGGGGTGGTGTCTTCTGGGTGAAGGCCGACGGACCACGCAGAGCTCCGACAAGACCCATCTCTCGAGCAACCTTGAGGTATCGAATTGCATCGATTACGACGCCTGCAGAGTTTGGAGAGTCAATGACGGAGAGCTGAGCATCTAGGATTACCGGAGCGCCGAGGAATCCCTCCATCTCAAGACGGAAGTTAGCAACCTTGTTGTCTCCATAGTAGCGGATATACTCAGACGGACCAGCGTGGAGGAAGGAATCACCAACATCGACACCGCGAATGTCGTTCTGAGAGCGGATGACGTTCTCCTTCGAAATCTTCTTCGACTTCAGCCGAGACTGGTCAGTCATGTTGAGGAAGTCGGTGTTGCCGCCCACGTTCCGCTGAATGTGACACTTCACTCGATGGCCACGCTCAAAGGCTAGCTCCTGAAGCATTTGGCTCAAGATGGAAGCACCGAACTGAGACTTCATATCGTCGCCAACAAGCGGGATACCAGCATCGATGAACTTCTGCTCCCACTCAGGGTTAGAGGCGATGAAGACCGGAATGCAGTTCAAGAAGGACACGCCAGCCTGGATGCAGGCATCAGCCCAAAACTCAGTAGCCTTCTGGCTACCGACAGGCAGGTAGTTGATGAGAATGTCTACCTTGCGGTCAACAAGGACCTGAACAACATCGACAGGCTGCTCAGAGGATGCGCGGAAGGCTTGGTCGTCAGGATAGCGGTCCATCACGGAAGCAATTCCATCGAGGACGGGACCCATCTGGACGATTGGACCGTCCGGAACGTTGCGCTCATACACAGGCGTGCAGTTCGGAAGTGCAAAGCAGGCCTCACGGAGAGTCTTGCCAACTTTACGATAGTCAACATCGAAAGCTGCGACTACATCGACATTTCGAACGTTGTATCCACCGATGTCGCCCTTCATTAGGCCGTCACGCTCCTTGCCCTTGGTGTAGCCGTTGTAGTAGGTCAGGCCCTGGTAGAGGCTCGATGCGCAGTTTCCAATGCCAACGATGGCAACACGGATGGTCTTAGCAGGGGTATTCTTAGGGGTGCTCACTTCTGTTCTCCTCAGTGGATGTTGTTCTTGGTGTTGTTGGTAAGGTCCCAATAGTAGGACTGCGGACTCAGGTGGACGCTCTTTGGGCGTTCCATAAACTCGAAATCTAGCTCTTGGTTGTTATTGAGAAAAGACTTTGGCCACCGGAACACTTCGAATCCAGCAGACAAAGACATTCTATCAAGTTCGGCATTAAATGTATCGACCAAATTGCTCCTTTCTTTCCAGCTGCCATAGAATGGAGTCCCCTTGTAGTAGCCAGTCTTGGGAAGACGACGAGACTCATTTTCAATCGGCAAGAGATGGACGAGCCGAACTCGAGTTCCAAGAGCCGCGGCCTGGTTGCAGAGGTCTTGAGCAAGCTGCTTTACTGCTCCTTCAGGGTCTTCTTGACGACAGAGGTGGTGTCGCACGTCAATGTTGCCAGCATAGATGGTCAACTCATCAAGAGAGCTTGGATTGATGCCAGTTCTCTCTTGAATCTTGTTGGCCAAACCATCGCGGAGGATAGAATAGAGAGTAAGGCCGTCATTCCTCGATACCATGTTTCCAGGTCGATAGACAGAAGTGATATGGGAATCTCCAAAGCAGAGCCTGGTGGTCTGTGCAACGTGGTCAAATCGCTGAGTTCGAAGGCATGCTGCATCCAGCTTCGCAGTGTCAAGCTCGTGGATATTCTTGCTGGTGGACTTGTTGTGCAGTCGGCTTGCGACAGACTCTCCTACCATCGGCATATCAAAGTTCATTACAAAGAGGCGGCCCTCAAAGTCCTGAATTCGACGGAAGCGACGGACGACATTATCATCTACACCAAAGAAGTAGTTGATTGCCCCACTGTATGCCACCCCAAGAGAGAAGATGATGGCATCAAGGTCCTTGTAGGACTCAGGAACCTTTGGACCCTTGTCATCTTCCTCATCAAGCTCAGGGTCGTCATTCTCGACGTTCGTTAGAATTCGAACATTGTTCCAGCCAGCTTGGATGAGCTGGTTTCGATACAAGCTTACCCAGCCAAGGTTGTGAGAATTCTTTGCTCGTGGGATGACTCGCTCAAGACCGTCAATTCCAATCCGAGCATCCTTGGGAAGTCCAAGGCTATCAAAAAATACTGGCTCTCTCATCACTTACCCCCTGTGCTTCCGAAGCCGCCCTCACCACGGGCAGTAGTTGTCTCATAAAGCTCTTCCAGTGGAACTACTGTAATCCCTTCCTTGGAATATGGAAGGAGGACAAATTGAATAATTTTGTCTCCTGAATTAATCCTAATTTCAGACTGAGTCCTATTAGTAAGGTGGAGATGAATCTCGCCCTGATAATCTTCATCAATCACACAGGCCCCAACAGAGAGCCCATGCTTCACAGCGACGCCAGACTTGTTGAAGGCAATGAGAGCCCAGCCTTCGGGGACTTGAACCTTGACTCCACTTGGAATGAGCGCATCTCCGTGAGGAGCAATTGCAAGGTATGGATTTCCACTAAAGCTTCTAACTTCGCAATTTCCAGTAATTCCAATATTTTTGAGAACATTTGGAACATAGAAGTCAATTCCTGCAGAGCCTGGGGTTCCACGAGTTGGGGTCTTAACGTCACGAATGAGGCTTACTTTCACTTTGCGTTCTCCTTCTGGTTGATGTAATTCTGCCAAGCACCGATGTATGCAACTGCGTCTAGGAGGTTATCCTCCTTGAAATTGTAGGATTGACGGCTAAACTTCAGAGCTACCAGGGCTGCAAACATATCGTGTGCAGTGAAATCCTTTCCAGTCATACCAGAAGCAATCTTTGCAGCCCGCTCCATACCCTCACCGAATGGGCCATACTGGCGCTCCTTCTCTTCGGAGCGGTTATTCACGATTTCGTCTGCCTTTTTGAGAATGTTGTTGCTCATAGGAATGCATTCCTCACGAAAGTTTGAGTCATCTTGACAATTTCCTCCTTGCTGATTTCCTGATTCGGGAGGTGCAGCCCCCGCTCCAGAACATAGTTCCAAGTTACTTCTGGGCGAAGAATAAGCTTCACCTCGTGGTCCTTTGTTCTTTTCGATATCGAGCCACCATTTCCACTCATTTCTTCGCATACCTTCTCCATCAATGGAAAGTGTCGTTCATAGACGTGCAGGCTTCCTGCAGAATGATAGTAGTGTCCAAGCTTTACAGAGAGACCTCGCATCCTGAGCTCGTTCAGCATCATCTGTTGAAACAGGCAGAAATTGAACACATCGTTGCAGTATCCGAACACAGCGTCATTGGAGCGCATATTGACGTGCATATGAAGCTGTCCCTGACGGATTAGAAACTGCAGGGACATAGTGCAG